ATGCTTCGTCTCGAAGGTGTGTGTCGCCTCGTGGAACAGGGTTTCCATCATGCTCGATGCTTGGGCTTCGGGCAGGTCGGTCCGCACCGCGATAGGGTTGAGGAAGAACCCACGGAACGGCACCCTGAGATGAACGCCGTGGTAGCCCGTGTCTTTGCGGTCGTCCTTGACGCCTTTATCGAGAGACACGCCGACGATATGTCCGGGCTCTCCCCATAGCTCGTAAGCGCGACCCTGGCCCGTATCCACCTTGGCCAGCGCGTCACGGAAATCGAGGACAATCGTTCCGATCCCAGCGAAGAAGCGCCGGGAGTCTGCCTGCGGTATGCCATACCGCTTTTCGGCTTCCACGATCGGATCGAGGTTCAGGTTATTGTGATAGTAGGGCAAGCCCGCGGGCGTGACTTCGACCGGGAAGGCGAAGTTCTTAGGCGAGAGGCGTTCGAGTTCCTTAAGATCTTTCGTAACGTCATGTTCCTCGCCACCAATCAGCGTCTGGCCCTGGCTGATGGTGATGTGGGGCTCGATACTGACCCCCTTCGCGCCTGGGACGTGCCGGCGCAGGTTCAGATCGGCAAACTCAAAATCACGCTTGGGGTTTTCGCCGTCGCGGTAGATGGGCATGGTCTTGGTGTCGACAAACGTCCCGCCAAGCCCGGCCGCGTTTTCTGCGGCGTACTTTTGCTGCAAGAACGCCTGCAATTGGCCAAGGTCTTTTTTGACCTTTTCGGACCAGCCCTCGCGCTGATTGTTGAACGGATAGTAGGCATCCTGCGCCGCAACCTTGGGATGGACATCGAAGATCAATTCATAAGGCAGCATGTCACTGCTGAACGGCCGATCCATGACGCCTGCGTTGAACTGGTAAAGGCCGCTGGATAGGACTTGGTGATTGGGATAGGCCTTCTTGCTCCGCTCCTTGCTCATGTAAACATCGACATCACCCCACGGGAAATGCGCCGTGGTGATCTTTGGCATCCCGGACATATCCTGGTTGCGTCCGATGGCCACTGTCTGGGTCTTGGTTTCGTCGGCGTGAGTGCCCTTCGTGGTGAAATTCACCTCGACATCGCCAATCAGCGGATGCTGCAAGATATGAAGGAAGGGCCTGGAGTCGCCCCACCAGCCAAGATCAATCGGCCTCATCGTCTTCGACCATGATTCCATAAGCTGGGCTGGGAAGGTGACCGTCACAATGGTGCCGTTCGGCTCCGTCGTTGGCTCGGTCTGAAGATTGGCCTTGCCGTCCAGAAGCTCGTTGCCGGAAGTGTCGAGAACGGTCTTCATGCCATCCCGCACGGTGGCGAGCTGCAGCCGTTCATTGCCAAAGATGAAGGCGAGCTTGGCAACGCCAAAGCCACCGGACCGCTCGGCCTCCGACAGATCGCCCTTGTCGGTTCCGGCGATGGTCAGGAAGGCATCCTTGACCGTTTGCCGGCTCATACCGATGCCATTATCGGCCACCGTCAAAGTCCGCTTGCCGCGATCCAGCGTCATATCGATCCTGGCTTCACCCGGCTTGATCAGCCCGGCCTTGGTCGCGGCCTTCACACCATCGAAGCCGTTTTGGAGAAGCTCCTTTCCGGTCACCTGCGGCATGTCGGAGCCGTACATCTTTTCGCCGTAGAGGCTGATCAAGCCCTTGATGTTGGCACCGATGGCGACCTGTTCGGATTGCCGCGCGGCCGGCTTCTCAGGCCCACCCTTGCCGAACCAGGGCGAATGCAGCGGTGCGAGATCGCTCCCTGAACGAAGCTGATCGATCACCCGCGCCTTGGTGATGAGGCCCTTCTGATCTTTCAACCAAGCGCCGAGTCCGGACTCGCGAAAGCCTTCCGCGTTCTTCAGTACGCCAGCCCATTGCGAGCCATGGCCGATTTTCAGCTTGGCATTTGCGACGGCGCGTTCGAGGCCCGAAAGCTCGGGCTCGATCCGGCTATACATCGCGCCGGTTTCAAAGTTGAGCCTCGTGCCCGGCCGCTTGCCCCCTTCGTCAGGCTCGGTCGTTTCCCATCCGCCCTTGGGCTTCGGCTTGACCTTCGATGCCGTGACGGGGTTGTTCTGAATGTCCTGTTCGAGCGTATAGACCTTGCCGCGCAAGTCCTCGATCGCGTCGTCTTCGGTGAAGGGCTTGCCGATCTGCGGCGTGATCGAGGCAATTCGCGCTTCGTTTTGGGCGATACGCTGCTTGGCTGCCTGGATGTTGTGCTCAAAACCGCCCACCCGATCCTGCGCCGACATGAAGATGCCAGCCGGCGTATCGGCGCGCAGATACATTTCGCTGTTGCCGGCGCCGTAGAGCTTGAAGGACAGATTGATTTTTTCCGACCAGTCGCGATCGACATGGAGATCGAAGCCCGCGATCGAGCCGATCTTTTTGACCTGCCCTTTGTGGAGTTCGCCGGCGGACTTTTTGATCTCTTCAGCCAGCGCGTCGGTCGCGTCCTTGCGGGTGTCGTATCGCTTGCCCGCCACCGTCATGTGGAACTTGTCGCCGCTGATGTCGACGCGGCGCTTGATGTTCTCTTCCTGGCGGCCGATGAAGGTCTCATCGCTCGCGATATTGTCGTTCGCCCATTTCAGCGTATGGCGCAGCGCATACTGACTGTTGTCATGGGCGATCTTGCGCCGTTCGACCTTCTCCAATTCCTGCTTCAGATCGGTGAGCTTGACCACCCGCTCGTCCATGGTCGACATGGCGGCGGCCTGCTCGTAGAGGCTGGCTTCGCCGAGATCTTCCATCTCGCGCAGCGTGGGATCGCCGCGGAAGAACTGTTCGATGAAGCGCCCTTTGCGCCCCATCATGTCCCACATCGCCGAATCGTAAGTGCCCTTGGTGGTGTAGTCGTGCGCCTCGATCTCAGGGTTCATGTTGCCCTGGCGCAGAATGCGGCCCATGCGCTGCTCGTCATCGGCCGGATACCAGAGCGGATCGAGATTGTGGATGGCGTAGAGCCGCTTCTGCACATTGAGCCCGGTGCCCATCATCTTGGTCGAGCCGATGAGGAAGCGCACCTTGCCTGAGTTCATGTCGTTGTAGAGCTTCTGGCGCTTGGCGAGGTTCTTGTAGTCGCGGATGAAGGCGATCTCTTCGGGCTTCACGCCGCCGGCGATCAGTTGCCGCTTGATCTCGTCATAGACGTTGAAAGAGCGCCCCGGTTTGGAACGCACGCCCAAATTGGCAAAGATGATCTGGGTGGCCGGGCCTTTCACCGTCTCCTTCTGGTAGTTCGATGCCGGATCGTAGAACTGAACGTCATGGGTGCGCTGATAGATATCGAGCGCATTCTTGAGCATCAGGTTGAGCTTGCTGTTCTTGGCGTCATTGGCGTCCCCGCCCACCAGCCGCGGATCGATGGCGCCCAAGCGGCCATCGCCGATGACGGACAAGACGATGTCTTCGCCCTTCTCGGCCGGGCGCTTGCGCTCCTTGATGGCTTGCATGCGCTGATCGAGCCCGGCCTGAAATTCATCCAGGAATTTGGTGCGCGGGGCGACATTGAGTTTGCGTTCGCCGCCTTTCAGCTTGGGCCGGACAACGTATTTGCCGAGTTCATTGGAGGTGACGATGTCCATCATCTCGCCGACGATGTGGAACAGCTCGGGCATGTTGACGAAGCTGGAAAAGCGCGTGACCTGATCGTAGCCGCCGGCAGCAGTTGGTTCGGTCTTCGTCTGGGTGTCACCGAAGGCCGATGCCCAACTGTCGAAATGGCCGAGCCCGTACTTCTTCAGGGTGGGCCGCTGCAGATAGCGGCTAAGGGTGTAGAGTTCGGCCATGGTGTTGGTGATCGGCGTGCCAGAAGCCAGCACCACCGAACGGCCGGGCGTCCTGCTTTCGAGATAGTTGATCTTGGAATACAGATCCCATGCCATCTCCGAGCCTTCGGAATCGATGCCCTTCACCTGCTGGCGCGTGGCGAAGTTCAGCTTCCGGAATTCATGAGCCTCATCGATGAAGAGGAAATCGACGCCCATTTCCTCGAAGGTGTTGGTCATGTCCTTGCGGCCGCTCATCGCGCCCTTCAAACGCTGGGTGAGCTTTTCCTTCTGGTTCTCGATGCGCTTGATGGTGTGCCGGTCGTCCTGCTTGTCGAGGCCCTTGAGCGCTTCGTCGAGATTGGCGAGTTCCTCGTTGATGAGGTCTTCTTGGGCCTTCAAACCGAGCGGGATCATGCCGAAGGAAGAATGGGTGATGATCACCGCGTCGATATCGTCCTGTGCCACATTGGCCATGAACTGCTTACGCCGGCCAGTATGGAATTGGCGGTCATCGGCGACCATGATCTTGGCGGTCGGGTATTGCTCATAAAACTCTTTGGCGAACTGGCTGAGCATGTGGTTGGGGACCACATACATCGGCTTCTTCACCAGCCCTAAGCGGCGCATTTCCATGCCGGCGCCGATCATCTCGGATGTCTTGCCGGCGCCGACCGCGTGCCCGAGATAGGTGTTGCCGGTGAGGATGATGCGGGCGACGCCACGCTGCTGATGCGGACGCCAGCGCCATTCCGTCGAGACGCCCGGCGTCGTCAGCCAGGAGCCATTGATGAGGCGCAAGACGCGCCGGTTCATTTCGCGGTTGTAGATCCCGGCAAGCTCATCGCCCTTTTCCCCGGATGCCCAGGCGTAAAAGGCGTTCTTGATCTCGTTGATCTTGTCGGCCGCGGCCTCGGTCTCTGTGACGTTCAACGCGCTCTTGGGCGTGCCGTCCGGGTCGCGCCAGCGGTCGTAGACCTTGGGCGCCGTCAGGTTCATGGCATTGTTCAAGAGGGTGAAGGCATCCACCCGCGGGGTTGCCCACCGCGCCTCTCCGATCGCCGTGCCAACATTATCGTCCGTCACCATCCAGCCGCCTGCCGCGGCCGAATGCTTCACCTTGGCAGCCCCGAGATCGAGCTTGTCCTTGATGAAGGCGGCATACTGCTCTGGCGGTATCCACGGCATGCCGAGCCGCATGCGGATCTGGCCGGGCGCCAGTGGCGGCGGCAGCGCCGCCTCCAGCGCCGAGGCGTTGCGCTCGTAAGCAGGATCGGACTGAGCCGCGGCTTTGGCGATCGCGAGCTTGTCGGGAATGTCGCCCGACAGATACTCGTCCGAAGTCTGGTAGGTGTCTTTGGTGCCCGGCAGCTTGAAGACGCTATCGCCCAGATCCTCGATGATCTTGTCCGGATCGACACCCATCTTCTCGGCGATGGCGGGAAGATCGAACCGCCCGAATTTGTTGAGCGACCACAACACGCCGTCCTGGGCGGATTTCAGATTGGGTTCGAGGGCTTTGCTGATGACCGATTCAAAGAAGACGCGCTTCTTGCTGCCTTCGCCGGTTTCCGGTTTGTAGTCCTCGATCGCGCGCAGGCGATACGATTCCGGATCGTCCATGAAAGGATCGATGTTGGGGAGCTTCTCCCGGACATTGTCTTCCATGTCCTCGGGATCGAAGCTGCCTTCGCTATAGCCCTTACGTTCTCGCGCTTCCTGGCGGGCGCGGGCGATCTCGGCAAGGCTTGCGCCTCTGCGTTCATAGGGCTCGGTGTCGAAGCTGCCATCATCCCAAGGCTCGCCGGCAGCGCGCGCATCCTCGCGGGCCTGGAGCCGTGCGCCTTCCTGCTGGACGCGGCTGGGGCGCGAATATTGATAGACAGTCTTGTTGATCGGGCCGAATTCGCGGGTGAAGGCGTCGTAGGCTTGGTTGAGCTTTTTGCGGGCCGCGGCAGCATGCTCGGTATTCTCGGCCAGATCATGCGTGAACACCTGCCGCAGCGCATCGCGGATGGGGATCAGCTTCACCACGCGGTCGTATTCGGCCTTGGCCATGCCGCTCTGCCCGGCCCCACGCGAGGCAACGGGCGTGCCGACGCCGCTATTGTATTGATAGAGCTTCCCGTCTTTGAGGTAGAAGCTGCCGTCCTTCTTCTCGGCCGCTTGCAGATCGGCGAGCGCCTTATCCGGATCGTCCCGCGCGGGCGGGTCCATGATGTCTTTGGGCAGCCGATCCACCGCCTCGTTCAGATCGGCGGTCAGATCCTGATCGGGTCTGGCGTGAACCGCGTAGCGGTCCTTGTAGAGCTTGTCGAAGAACCCTTCCTCTCCCAGCACCATCTCGGGGTGTTCGGAGAAATAGCGGCTGACGGCGCCCTTCTTGGTATCCCCTTCGGACGTCGGAAGATCGCGCATCACGGTATCGGCCCATGACGCCTGCGGATCGCCCTTGCCGAACAGCTCGTCGAACTCCTTCGCCGAAAGCGGTTCTTGCCGCTTCTTGAAGAACAGGACGTCCGTCGTCACCTCGGTATTGGCGTTCTGCGCGAACGCGGTCGAGGGAAGCCGCACGCCACCGATGAACTCCGCGCGCTGTCCGAGATAGGCGCGCGCCTTGGTGTCCAACTTGTTCATGGTGCCGGCGGAGGTGACGAAGGCGAGAAGCCCACCCGGCCGCACGGAGTCCAATGTCTTGGCGAAAAAGTAGTCATGCAGCGCGAAGCCGCGCGCCTTGTATTTGGGATCGGCCTTGATGACCGTGTCGGAGAACGGCGGATTGCCGATCGCGAGATCGTAGAAATTCTCCGGCATCGCCGTGTCGATGTAATCGGCCGCGCGCACCCCCGATTGCGGATAGAGGTGCTTGGCGATCAGCGCGGTCATGGGATCGCGTTCGATGCCGGAATAGCGTGTGGCCGCGGCCAGATCGGGCGGCATGAGGCCGAGGAAATGGCCGATGCCCATGCCGGGCTCGAACACAGCACCACCCTTGAAGCCCATGGCCTGCACGGCGCCCCACATCGCATTGATGACGTTCTCGGCTGTGTAATGGGCGTATTGCGTCGAGGTGGAGGCCTGCTTGTATTCGTCGTCGGTCAGAAGCGCCTTGAGGCGTTCCCCGATATCGGCCAAGCCCGTGCCGTACTTGCCGGTGACAGGGTTCGGGAACGCGCCGGAGAGCCCGCCCCAGCCAACATATTTGGCGAGTTTAGCCTGCTCATCAGCGGTGGCCAGACGGCCTTCTTTCTCGATCGTCTTGGCGAGTTCGATGGCCGCGATATTGTCGAGGGCCTTGGTCTTGCGCGTGCGTTCTTCGGCCAGAGCGCCCGGCGCGATATGGAAATTCTTCCCCTCTACTCCTCCGGGACTTGTGGGGGATTCGTGCTTGGGGCGCTCGGGCCCGGCGGGAGGTCGAGCATTTGTCCCATCACTCTTTCCTCCGCCAGTCTTAGCGCCTGGACGTCCTTTGGTAGGCCGTCCACCCCCTTGGGCTCCTTCGCCAGTATCTGATCCAGGAGCACCCTCGCCTCCTGGCATTTCTCCTTCAGGAGGTCGTTGATCTTCCCCGTCCTCACGAGGTCCCGGAACCCCTTCGGGTCGCTTTTCGCCAGCGCCTGTTGGTACGCCAGGGGGAACGCTTCCAGTGTCATTTTTGGCCCGCTCTATTTCCGCATCGATCTCGGCAAGCCCGGCCTTCACGGCCGCGGCGTCGTCCATGCCGGAGACGTCAAGCCCGGAGTCTTCCATAACGTCTCGCGCGTGGTTGTACCACCCTCGCAAATGCGGACGAAGCTGCTTCAGACTGATGCCGAATTTGCCAAGATGGGCAGACATCGCCTGTACCCAATCGGCGAATTTCCTGGCCCCGGCCTCGATATGGAAGGCGGCCAGTTTGGACGCGATGGGCAATATCTTGGGATCGAGCCCGGCCGACATCTGGCCCTTGAGCAAGGCGGCCAGTTCGGCGGCCAGATCATCGGCTTCCTTCTGAGTGACGCCCGTGTTCTTGGCACCCCATTCTGCTGGCAGTTCCGGGGGCTTGGGCGGCTTGACGGGTTCGGGTGCCTTCGGTGGCGCTTGTGGCGCGGACGGACTTGTCCCCTTTTGTCCGCTCTTGCCGCTTGACTTTGGCGCAAGGAACGCGGTCGCCGCAGCGTGCCCAGCCTTGTATTCAGGGCCCGTCTGCATCCCTTCCGTCTCGCGCGGCTTGCCCGCCTTGGCATCCGCCCAGCCGGCGACAAATTGCGCCGAGGCTAGACCGGCCCTCGGGGCATTCTTGCCGAACTTGTCATGGAAGGCCGCAATGGCTGCGTCCTGTTCTTCGTCGGCCAGCGAGGCGAAATTGGTGTGCCGGTTGCGGTTTTTGTCTGGTTCGGCCGGCTTTGGCGCAGCCGGGGCCTTGCCTCCGATGATGTGCTTCTCGCTCGGGCCGTCATCGCCGAACAGGATGTCATTCAGCAGATCGCGGTCGGACGGGCTGAGGTTCGTCGCGTTCATGCCCTGGACGAGCGTCTTGTTATAATTGTCGCCGGTGGCTTCCTTCCTCGCTTCGTCCAAGATCCACGCATCGTACCGGCTGAGTGACATCTTCCGTTTGCGATTGGTGGAAGCATCCATCTTCGGCACCGGCGCCAGCTCGCGGCCACTGTCGCTGCGGAAGCGGACGCCGCTGTTGATCAACGGGCTGACGTAGATGTCCTGACCGGACAGCGGGCCTGGGGTGGGCTTTGCGGCCGGCGCTTCGGGCGGGGCCGCCTCATGGCGATCACGCTCGGCGTTGTAGGCTTTGTCGAATTCAGCCTGCGCCGCTTTCCATGCGGTCCGCGCCTTCAAAAACTCATCGTCACCGATCTTTTTTGCCCGGTAATCCGCCACTGCTATCTGATAGGCACGACCGGCCGCGTTGCTTTTCTCGATCGCGGCTTGGTACTCCGGCGATAGTGCAGGCCCTGGCTTGGGCGCCGTTGGCTTCTCGGCCTCCGGCATTGCCAGCGCCTTCTTGAGATCGCCGCTTTCCGCCCAGCCCTTGAACTCGGAGATGTGCATTTCGGAGATGCCGCCGAGACGCGATGATCCGCTCTTGTCGGAGAAGCTCGCCTTGTAGGCGTCGATCGCATCGTCTTCGCTGTCGAAGCCGAGCATCGCCTTGTGCTCGTCGAATTTGCCCGTCTTCGGATCGATCTGATCGATGACATAGACCGTCTTCGCCTTCGGGTTCTCGCCGATATAGACGTCGAGCGGATCGCCATCGGCGCCTTTGGTGCGCGGGATTTCGCCGTAATGGGCCGGGGCTTCTGCTTCCCATTTCTCGCCTGTCGACGAGACACCCTTGCGCATCTCGCCCTTGGGCGTCGTGATCTTGATGGGAATATCCTGGAACGTGGCGGGGGCGGGCGTGGGCTTCGTCTGTGAAAGCCGTTCATCAATTTGCTTCTTGGCCCGTTCCACTTCCTCAACTGACTTGCGGGCCGGTCCCAGCGCCTGCTCGGTAAGATCCTCCTTCATGCGCTGGATGTCGCCGAAACCCTTGCCGGTGCGCTTCTGGATCTCGTCGGTGGGAAGATCGAGAATTTCCTGATCGGTTAAACCACCCCATTCGGGACGCGCCGGCGCTTCTTCCTCCGCGCCCGGCAGTTCGTAGTCCGAGCCTTCCGCTTCCGGCGTCTCGACAGTGATGGTCTTGGTCGGCGTCTCAACGGTGCGCTGCCCAGGCGGCGCCTCTGCGGCTGCCCCTGCGGACGGCATAGGCTCCCGCATAGGCGGCGGCGCGGCCGGGCCTTCGCCTTCTTCGACGGTGACGGTCTTGTTCGGTGTCTCAACGGTACGGCGCGGCTTGAACGTCTCTTTTGTCAGCATCGCCGGCGTTTTCATTTCAAGCGGCGGCGGCTCGGCAAACGTCCTGCCCGCATTCGGCACCGGACCGGTAGCGCCGGGTACGCCTTCGAGGAAATTGGCGAGCGCCTGAGCGCGTTGATCTTGCGGGGACAGCCTGCGGCCGGCGCCACGACGGCCCAAGGCCAAGGCTGCAACCTCGGCGATCGCACCCGCCCCGCCACCGCCCAGCGCATTGAGGCCGACCTGATCGAGCAGATCCTGTTTCGGGTTGTAGATGCCTTTGGCCACCAAGTTCTGCATCCATTGCTGGATGCCTTCCTGGCCGCCTTCGGCAAAAGCCTGCATGCCGATCTTGCCCACGACCTTGATCGCGGTGCCGAGCAAACCGGGCGGGACTTTGATGAGGCCAACGCCAGGAACGGGGATATGGCCGAGCAGCATCTCGATCGGCAGGCTGTCGGTCAGGCCGGGAATGCCGCCGATCGCAGCGGCTTGCATGATCTGGCCTTCGGTTGCGCCATGCTCGACGGCGTCCTGCACCTGCTGGCCAGCCTGCGAGAAGTAAAAGAAGGATGGCGCCAATTCAGGAGCTACGAGTGAAATCCCGACGCCGGCGCCCATGGAGCCGAGGGCTTCGCCGATGACGCGGCCGGGGGATTGTTCATAGCCCGGCCTCGCCTTGAACCACGGGGCGTTCTCGATCGCCTGTTGAAGCTCGCCGGCCTTCTTGTAGATCGGGTTGTCCGAGGTCTTCTGCACCCGGAAGGGAACGCCGCGGATGGCACTCGCGGGTTGCGCGATCGCCTCGGCCGGCGACATGCCCTTGTCCAAGTTCTGAAAGATATTCTGGATGGCGGTGTTCTGATCGGAGGGCAGTTCCTTCTGCGCCTTCTGTCTCCAGGCGTTGCGCTGGATCGCCGGCATCTTGCCCCAGCCGGTGAGGGCCTTCTGATATTCGGGCGGCAGGTACGCGCCTTCTTCCGTGAAGGGCACAAGGCCCTGCACCGTGCTGCTGACCATTCCCGTAAAGCCGGGAACGACTCCCCTTAGCTCAAGAACATTGCGGCCCACCTCCCGATACGGGTGGGCCCGCTTCACCGCGTCCGAGGCGGCCGCGAGTTTCGCCTGATCCGACAGCGGCAGGGCGCGCGCCGCTTCCGTCGAGAGGATCGGCAAGTCTTCGCCGCGCTGGGTGCGCGCTTCTTTCTCCGTGTACGCCTGGATCTCGGCGTCGGCGGGCCGCGGCTCCAGCGCATAGGGCGGCTTGATCTGATCGCGGATCGCCTGCTGCTGTTCGGCCAGATCCTGAAATGTCTTCAGCTTGTCGGCCACCGGTGCGACCAGCGCCTGCCGCTGGGCGAGAAGCGCGTTGTACTGATCGCGCTTGGCGTTATGGACCTGCAACGCGGCATCGGCCTGCAGCTTCAGCGGCGCCAATTCCTTTTGCAGCGGAACGAGCTTTGCCTGCGCCGCATCGGTCAGCGCCTGATGCTGGGCGAGCAGACCGTTGTATTCGGCGACATGGGTGTTGAACACCTCGTAGTCGGCCGCGGACCACAGCTTTTGCGTCCCCTGCATCGCCTTCATCTCGGCGTTGAGCGCATTGATCTTCGCCGCGGTGTCGGCAAGCTTCTGCTGCTGCTCGGCAAAGATGGCGTTGTAGTGTTCGACCTTGGCGCTGTAGGCGGTGTTGGCCGCTTCGGCATTCGCCCGTAGCGGTGTCAATTGCGCACCGGCCGCCATCAGGGGCTGATCGAGAGTTTCGAGCTGCTTCAGCACCGGCGCGACTTGCGGATAGATCGTCTCCAACTGCGCGCGCCCGGCCTTGGCCTGCTCTTGAAGGGCGACCATCTCGGCCGGCTTCAGCGGCCGCTGCTTCGGCGTGGGCACGGTATGAGCCTGCATGAAGGCTTGGCCGGCCTCGTCCGAATCGAAGGCACCGTAATATTTGCCGGTCTTCCTGAAGCGTTCGACCGCATCGCCGAGAAAGCCCGTGTCGTCATTGGCGGGCCTGTCGCCCTTTTCGGTCGGCAGGACGTAGTGCTTCGGGATGCCTTCCTCCGACACCTCGAACGTCGCCCACTTATCCCCCGCCCGGCCGGGATCGAGATTGCCTTCATGGCCCGGCAGCATGCCGTTATCGAGCACGCCTTTGGATAATGAAGGGGCTTCGCTATCCGGCGGTGGAGCCGTCTCCTCCGGTGCTGCCTGCTCGGGCGGTGCTTCAGCCGCTGGCGCTGCTGGTTCAAGATCATCGGGCGGAAGAAGATCATCGGGCGGAACGAGTTGACCAGCCTTGCGCAGCCTCGCCCTTTCGCGAGGGCCCGGCAGACCGCCTAGAACGAACTGAACATTGCCGACATAATCTTTGACCGTCTCGGGCAGCCGCTTGATGAAATCGCGTTCCGAGATTTTCCCCTTGCGCGGGTCGCCATAGGCCGCAAGCGCCATATTGAGATTGCCTGGACCCCAATTATAGGCCGCCGCGGCAAGCGCCGGAGACCCATATTCCCGCTGCAGCGCGCGCCAATAATCCACCCCGACGCGGTTGTATTCCGCGATGGACTGATCTCTCGCGGGCTCTACCTCATATCCAGGACGTGCCGCAGTTGCTGGGCGCACCTGCATCCGCCCGCGCGCCCCGGCTGAAGAAACGACGTCATCGGGCGTGTTTTCCGCATACTCGATTTCCGGTGCGGAATATTGACCTGCCACGTCCGGTGGCGGCTGTGCCGGCGCTACCGGTTCAAGATCATCGGGTGGGAGAAGATCATCGGGCGGAACGAGTTCGTCCATGGCTCATGTTCCTGTCCGCCACTGGCCATTCTCTTGCCACCACCATTTGCCCTGCGATGGGCTCCATCTCGCGCCCGCCGGCACGGTGGCAGGACGCAGCGGTTTAGCCTTGGTCTCGACAGGCGCCTGCGCAGCCGCGGGCGTGCCGGGCTTGCGCACGAGGTTGTTGCCGGGCAGGCCTTTCTGGGACGACGACGACTGCCGCGTCTTGCGCTCTGTCTGTTCCAACTGCTTCCAGCCGTCCTTGATCTCCTTGATCCGGGCATCGACATCTTCTTTTGAATCGTAGAGACCGCGCACATTTTCGGAATTGACGATTTTGCGCGCCTCGATGTCTTTTTCCACTTCGGTCGGCGGGATCTTTGAACTGGCAAAACGCGCCGCCTTATCGTCGGCGTCGGGATCGCCCGCATAGAGTTGCAGGCCGATCTTGTATTTCTCGTCGAAGACCGAACGCTCACCGCTCTTGGTCTCGTCTGGCTGCATACCGCGCGCTATGTCGCGCAAGGCCTTTATGGGCTTGCCGTCCGGACCGATGACATTTTCCAGCGGGCGGTCTGCTTGCTCCCTGGCCTCTCTGTCCCGCGCGATCTCAAGCTGCTTTTCCTCATAGGCCGTCAGCTTCTTCGGTGCGGCACCGGCTTCGGCCGCTAATTCGCCTTCCTTCTCGGCCTGCTTTCTCTCCTTCATCTTCGCCGGGTCGTGTTCGATATCCCAATGCTTCTGGTCCTCAAGTGCCTTATCCGTCAAAGCCTTGAGCCGCTTCGCGTTGAGATCGGCGTTCGAGCGCAGGATGGAGAGCCGGGCCGCAGCGCTCTCGCGCTTCTCTTTTTCGGCTCGCAGATCCTTGATCTCGGAGAGGGCCATCTTTCCGCCGGTGCCGATATTGACCAGCGGATAGGGTGACGTGCCCGACATGGTGCCGAGCCCGGCCGCGAGCAGCGCCATCCATGGGCTGCTTGCTGCTTTATCCAGCCAATTGCCTTTGGCCGCTTCCGCCCCAGCCCCGCTTGCCGCATCGCCGACTTGGCTTGCCCCGGCGGTCAATTGATCGAAATCCGGCATCTGCCCGGCGGCACCGAGGCCGGCGTTCGCCTGCATGGGCAGCGTGTCGTCATTGGCCGGGAGGCTTGGAATACCCGGCGTCGGCTTGACATTGACGACACCGGGTTGTGCCGGATCGGCCGGGCCAGTTGGCGTATAGGCCGGCGGCACATCGGGCGTCGACGGGAGCGACAGCCCGCCGAAAGCATCCGGGTTGGCACTGTCCAGCGCCGTCTTGTCGTCGATGTCCTGTTGGTTTGCGACGATGCTATCGCGTATCCGCTGTAAGAAGTCGTCGGACGAGTCGAGTCCTGGCGCTCCAAACACCTCGCCGCCATCCGCGTAAAGACGGCCACCCCTCGACAGGATTCCGTGCAGCAAGAAATTATGTTTGATCGGGTCTTCGATCTTATTGTAGGCGATGTCTTGTGCCTGCTGCGCCTGCTCCGGTGTCGGGTCTGCACCGCCGGTGATCTGATTGATGGCGTCCTGTGTGGCCTGCGTGACCATGTCCAAGGTGGGTGGCCCGTAATACGGCTCGCCCGGCGACCAGTTGGACGCCTTCTCTGTCGGCAGCGCGGCAAGGTTGTCGGGAACGAAGGCCCCGCCGAGCGCGCTTGAGGGCCAATTGAAGTTCAGCACCGGGCCGTTTGCGACCGTGGCAGCCGGAACGGTACTCCAGTCGGTGGGTGGCGCAATCGCGGCCATGCCCCTTTGCATCGCATCTGCCGAAAGTGGTCCCAGGCCGCCTTGCTGCCCGACGAAATTTGGCGCTGCCACCGATCCCGGCGTGCCTGACGTCACCGGAATGGCCGGCGTAAAATGGGGCGCGTCGGTTGGGGCCGCCGGATGATCGGTGGTGGACCGCAGCACATTTTCGGGCGTGATCACACCGCCAGGGCTGAACACCGGCCCGCCGGCATCGAGGCCGACCCGCCCGCCGCGCTTGACCAGTTTGGCCAACGCCAAGCCGGTCATGCCGAGGCCGCCCAATTGCGAGAGCAGCGAGGGCGCTGGAGCGGTCTGGCTGGAGGTGCCGCCCATGCCCTGACCGAGATTGCCGGTGATGCCGGCAAGGAAGCTTGTCGTGGTGAACGGCCATTGCTGTGCCGCCATGTAATTCGCGTTCTGGACGTTGTTCCATTCCTGCTGAAGCTGCTGCTGCAAGCCGCCCGACTGCAATTGCGCACTCGCCTGCGACAGCCAGGATTGTGGAATGTTCATGCCGAGGTTGCTGTAGAGATCGCCGGCGCCGAGCCCGAGCTGACCGGATTGCGCCGCGGCCTGCATCGCGAGCTGCGCGTTCTGGCCGAACATGCCCTGCGCAGCTTGTGCGCGGGCCATCGCCATCTGGTCCTGGTTCTGCGATCCGCTCATGCCGAGCTGCAGCGCTTGCAGCGCTTGCTGAGCTTGGTTGATACCGACACCCTGTTGGCCGAGCGAAAGCTGACCGCTCGTGCCCATGAGGCCGAGGCCGTAATTCTCCTGCCCGAGCCCGAGTTGGCCGGACGTGCCCATGCGCGAAATGTCCGCCTGCTGCTGGCCAAGGCCGAGTTGTCCACTCGTCCCCATGCGAGAGATGTCGGCTTGTTGCTGCCCGAGTCCGAGCTGGCCGCTCGCCGACATGCGCGAAATGTCGGCCTGCTGTTGGCCAAGGCCCAATTGACCAAGCGCCTGCAACTGCTGAAGGCTCAAGCCCGCCTTCGCGAGACCGGTTTGCTGCTGCTGATTGGCTTCGCTTAAGGCCTGCCCGTAGCCCGATTGATAAAGATTGGCGATGACCGGGTCTTGCGCGAGATGCTGCTGGTTGGCGAGTTCGGCTTGCGCGACACCGGCACGATCGCCGCCCCAGGCGCCGGCCGAGATCGCATTGCCGACGAGACCTTGGCGCTGCTGTTCGTTCTGATTGTTGAATTGCCGCTGCGTCGCATCGATCACCTGTTGGGTATAGGGCGACATGAATTGGTTGATGGTCGACGCATTGACACCCGGCACCATGCCGCCAGTGATGTCGGAGAGCGATCCACCCGAAATTCCAGGCGGCAAATTGCCGGTGCTGCCAGTAAAGGTGCCCGGCGGCAGATTGCCGGAATTGCCCATCCAGGTGCCCGGCGGCAAAGCGCCGGAACTGCCCGTCCAGGTGCCGGGCGGCAGCCCCATGCTGTAGCCCGGTGGCGCATAGGTGCCGGCTGGCATGCCGCCTTGGGGCGAAAGGCCTGCGCCCGTCATGCCCATCAGCATCGGCAGCGCGGCCAGCGCGCTCTGCAGATAGTTCGGCGTCCAACTGGTGAATTGATTGGCCGCGGACGAGGCGAGCTGGCTGTTGGTGTTGTCGGACAGAAGCGGCGTCTGATCGGAGATGTTGGCGCCACCGATGCCGGCGTAATCGGATGCCCGATTGAAGAACGGCATGCCCATGCCTTGGGCTTGGTTGATGGATTGGAAGGCGTTCATCTGGTCGGGCGTGAACCCGGCGATGTCCACAGGGGCGCCGGTGTAAGGCAGGTTCGCGACGTTCTGGGCCCGGCCGACGACATTGCGATACGCCGCCATCACCTCGGGCGGCGGGGTGCTGGTGGTGGTGGTGGTGTTCGATCCCTTGGAGCCGAGACACATGGCCTAAACCTCCGGACGATAGAGGAAGGCGCCGCCCGCAAGCGGCAGACGGCGGCTGTAAAGCCGAAGCTTGGCTTCGACGCGGTCCGTCGCCATGACGCCCATCAACAACGGGATCGGCCGCCCCATTTCGCGCGACATCTCATCGGCAGCGTTGGTCGCAAATTTCCACAAGGCATCGAAGCATTCGCCATCGCGATACGCATGCCGCACATACACCCAGCGATCGCGCAACAGCGTGGCGCCCGGATCTGTGGGATCGGAATACCACCAGCTATCGAAGACGAGACCCACGGTGCCGGCGATCTCGTTATCGCCATCGACCACGCCGATGATGGCGCCGCGCGCTCGCGTGCCTTCGCGGATGGCCCGCTTGACCAAGCCTGCCGAGAGGGGACCGATGCCGTTCTCGGCATGGTTCTGTGTCAGGATGTCGAGCAGCGCATCCTCGTCGGAAGGCAGGGCGAGCCGCGCTTCAGGCATAGCCAGCCTCACGCTCTACGAAGATGGGCTCGTGCTGGAACACGAGGCCGACGCGGCTCAATTGACGCGCCAGCACGAAATCGATCTGCGGCTGTGTCTCTGCGCTTTCGGCCTGCAGCATGATGAGACGCAAGCCCATCTGGTTCGACACGCCTTTGGCGAACGCGATCAGGTTCTTCAGATGGCTGGACTTGCGATGTTCGGGATGCACGAAGGTCCAGAGATCTTCGAGATGATGATCGGACGTATCCCAGAAGCGCGCGACCGTAAGCCCGACGCTGGCGACGACCGGATCTCCGTCGCGGATGATGCCGACGATGCCGACGCCCTTGGGATGCGTCATCTCGATCAGCTTGGCGCGGGCGAGAAGCATATCGAAGCGGCCGACCGTGCGTGACATTTCGCGGTGGCGGAGTTCGATCAGGGGCAGGATCGCATCGATGTCCGCGGCCGTGGCTTTCGCGATCATTTCACCGGCCCTGGCAGCTTCTTCAACGTCTTGATGTGTTCCGGCCGCATTTGCCGGATGTAACTGTCGAGCGTGTTGTGGCCGTGGCGCAGATTGCCGAAGCCCAATGCGGCGACATGCTTGGGCGAGACCACATACTCGCCATCGGAGAGCCTGACCGGCACCGGGGCGCCCGGCATGCGCGGTATGCCGCCTAAGCGCAAACCTGGTTTGTCATCCTCCGGCACCTCGTTCTGCAATTCGTTTGCGAACATGCCGTCGAGCTTGGCCGCGCCGGCGAGCGTGTTGCCTTCGCCCAAGCCTGAGACGATGTCGGCCGGAATGACATAGGCGCCGGACGGCACCTGGAAGTCGCGGCGATCGGCACGGCCGGGCGTCTGGCCGGTGATCAGCCCATGCTCGATCATGGGATCGTTGGGCTTTGGCTCCCACCAATTGCCGATGTATTCCGGCGCCAAGCCGCCTACGGCGCGGCGTGCAGCCCGCGGATGACGCCTTGCATTGTCGAGAGACGCGGCCACCGCCTGCTTCTGCGGATAGCCGGCCGCCACCATCTCGCGGATGTTCTTGGAAACGGTCGCTCTATCGTGTCCGGGTGAGAGCGGCATGGCTACACACCCAGCAAGGCGTCGAGAATGATCCGCGCTTCACTGAGATCACTATTGGCGGGATACGGCACGATCGCCCGGTTCACCGCGGCAAGCGCCCGTTCGAGAGCGCTTCTCGGAACCATCATCGCCGGCAGGCCAGCCACCAGCGTTTCGTTCAGATTGTTGACCGCACGCACCACGTCCTGAAGCGTAGCGTTGAGGTCATCGAGGTTCGCCATGCGTCACACACCTCTGCCATCCGGTGCGACGCGATAGCGGATTAATCCGATCCGCCAGAACGATCCCATATCGCTCGACCCGATGCGCATCGCCACTTCACGCCCTCTGAGCCTCGGGCGGATATACTGCGATTTGCCGAACATGCGATAAGGGCCGAACGATTTTACGGGGCCGTTAGGAACTTTCTTTGTACGGAAGGTGAACTGCAACACCGCACCGCCTTCGAGCTTGGCGTTCGGGATCACCTCGTCCATGAACTGAATTTCCTGGCCGTTGACGATGTCCCAGAACCCGCTTTCGGCGAAGGAATCCATCGGCTCGCCATCGGCGTCGTTGCTGGTCTCATGCTGCAGGAGATAGCCTCGCGTATCGGCGCCCACCGGCGGCCCGAACACGGAGCGATCTTCCCACGCGGTTTCCTTGGTCGAGCCGTAATCCCAGATGTAATGTCCTTCGGGGTCGATCTCCTTCAGCGACACCTTGACGTAGCTATCGATCTCGCTCGCGTTCTTGCTCACATAGCGCCACGAGAGTTCGGTGAAATCCGAATTGGCCGCGGCGTGGATCTTCGAGACCTGCGTCTTGTTGATGTTGGCGAAAACGGTGTCCCACACCTTGCACAGCATCGGCCGCACGCCGTTGCCATCCGACATGAAGAAGCCGTTGGGCCCCATCCAATAGATGCCCGACGCCGTCGACCAGCCGGCGCGCGCCGAAATCATGCCGCAGCCCGACGCGATCTTGGTGAAGCCGAAGATGAACGGGGCGCCGATATAGCGCATCGACCACAGATCGAGATCGGTCCAGATCAAAGCGAATTGCGGCCCTTGCAGCCCACCGACAATGCGCGATCCGGTCGAGATGCGGAACGATCCCGCCTGATTGATCGCCGATGCGGTCCAGTCGGTGTAATCGGCGACATCGCACCAGCGCACCAGATTGGGATCGAAGATGCCGACCGTCTCCGAACCCAGCGTGACGGCGACCTGTTGCGGCATCGACACGAAGGACACCGTGATCCGCGACGGCGCTTGGGTAATCCGCGTCATCCGGTTGTTGGGCACATAGGGCGGGTTCCAGATGTAGAGACCGCCATCGGTCGGATTGCCAATCGCCGCTTCACCCCAGGAATCGAAGAACCATTCCCGCGCCGGCGTGAGGAAGCGGCCGCCGCCGCCGACGCCATAAAGCCTGCGGCCGTAAAGCCCGGCGCCATAGATGCCGGCATAGGTGGCGTCCACGAGCCCCGGCTGCAGCAGATAGAGGATGCGGGCATTGCCGCTATTCTCAGCCGCCGTGGCCGTGGCTGTGGCGGGAATGGTTTGGGTAATGACGAAGGTATTGGCATCGGTAACCGACTGAACCAGATAGGTGCCGCTGACCGTGATCCCGCCGACTGCTACCGATATCTCGACATCGAACTCCGCGCCCACCGCAAATCCGTGGTTTTGCAGCGTCACATTGATGTTTTGCGCGCCTATGGTGGTGGCGAACACTGGCACCGCGCCGGCATTGGCGATCGTACTGGCTGCGTTGGACGCGGCGCTGATCACATAACGGTCGGCATCGATGATCTGATTGATCCGGTAATAGCCGTGCAGAATGAGGCCGCCGACGCTGATCTGCGTCTGCAGGTAAATCCATTCGCCGGTGAACGCGCCATGCGCCGCATCGCCAACGGTAACGCTGGGCGATCCCGCCGTGGTCGAGAAATTCACCACCGTATCGGCCGTGCTTTGCAGCGGCGTGATGTCCTGGATGGCGCCGCTATCGTAGAGCTGCACCCGCTGTTCGGTGCCGATGATGAGATAGGGCGTCCCATCGAGGCTGGCCCAGGCGTGCATGCCGCGGCAGGTGCCGATGAACAGCGTCTCGGATATCCGCTTCCAGCCGCCCAGCTTCTGTAGCAGCCCGTCCTTCCAGCGGATGTTGTTACAGACCGACCAGGAATCCCGGTTCAGATCCTGGGTGACGAGGGTGTTGACACCAGGCTTGAGCGCGAGCGGGACGAGCGCCATCGCATCACCGTTCGGGCTTCGCGATGACGGTGGGCGGTTTCGGCTGCCAGGACGCGGACTCGCTCTTGCGCCGCGCCTCTTCGACCGCGGGCCCGAGTTTCAGGACACCGAACTGGTTCTCCCAGGATTGCGCCTGTTGCGGGTTGTCCGATTGCGCGCCGAAATTCTTCAGATACGTGCCGCAGAGATAGACCATGGACGCGGCGGTAAAGAGGGCCGGCATGTTCAGGGTGAGGAAGGTGGTGCGGTTGGCATCGGACAACGGCTCGGGCCGCGTCGGGCCGACGAATTCGGCAAGATACGCATCATCGGGCAGCGCGCCGATGCGGAAATCGGTATCGGAAAGCGGGGCGTATTTTGAAGGCACACCCGACATGCCGGGCGTATTCGCACCGCTGCCCCAGACCTGATCCAGAAAGCCGAGGCTCACCCGTTCGAGCGGCACACGCTCCAGATCGTCATCGCCAGCCACTGCGCCGGCAGGGGTCAGAATGTTGATTCCTTCAACAATCAACACCGAAGCCGGGCGCGTGATCTTGCGGCTTCCGATCGTACAGACCGCGTAATCCGCATTGCGCAGCGTGAGAAAATCGAAAGCGGGATCGCGATAGATGCGGTCCTCGGCATAATCGACGGCCGAAGCCAGCAACGCGGTCAGGTTCTCGTCCGAACTATCGGTTGCGAGCGCCACGGAGATGGTCGAGACCCATTGCGAGTAATCCATCAGGCCAGCCTCTATTCGCGCGGAGTACCATCCGGCAGGCGCGTGATTGCCACGTTCGCCCACATGGCATTGGAACGATGCGCACGGATCACAAAGGTTTTGTCTGGGCCATCTGGCAATTCTGCTTCCAGGATATCGTTATAGGCCTTTGCCGCCGCTCTGACGCGAGCCATGCGCGCGATCTGATCTTCCGTCGGTTTCAGATACTCATAGGTTGAAGGATGCACGCTGGGTTCCTTTCAGTTCTGCACCGTGATGGAAAGCTGCTGCGAATACCGCTGCGCCGGTGTGGTGTCGGTCGTGATCACGCTTTCGATGATGTAGGACGTGCCTTCCGTGCCGCCCGAGATCTGGACCGAATGCGTTCCGTCCCGGATTTTGGTTCCGCCGAGCGTGAAGGTGGGCGAAGGCGTAGCGCCGTACACCGGCACCACCGCGTCAGAGAACGGCAATTCGGTATTGCCCGGCAGATCCGGCACCGCGGCGGGCACCACCCAATAGGCCGATGCGATGGCGCCGCCGAAGCGATCAAGTTCCGCGTTGTAATCCACGGTGTAGATCACACTCGAAACCGGGCGCTTGAAGAATTCCGGAGGGCTGCTCGACATATCCACTCCACCGGGAACGAAGACGGTGCGGGCTTGCGCTGGTACCACGAGCGTCCGCGTCTGGTTCGATGTTAGTACCATCGTCAGTCCATATCGACGTTCTCGAACCTGGGATTGCGGATCGGCAGCGGATCGGCGCCAGGGTTATAGGTGCGCAACGTCTCGTTCGGTTGATCGAGACAGGTGCGGCACACGAGCAGGCGCGTGTTGTACAGCGTCTCGCCAGACCATTCGTGCTGCCACGCCAGCGTGTGATGATTATACCGGAACCCGCAGCGGTCGCAGATCGCTTGCGCCTGCGGATGACGTTCGTCGACCTTCACGGCGTTGTTGCGGCGGCTCATTCGTACCCTTCCGCTTTTTGAATGTCCTTCAGCCGGTCAGCCTTATCGAGGCAATTCACGCACGCGAGGCCGAGATGCTGAAAGCGGTCACCACACTGGATCTCCCTGACCGGCTCATCCGGCCCGATCTCTCGCATGCAGAAATCGCAAACAGGCTGCATCATCGGAAATAACTCGCGAGTGCGGGCGCCACCGTCAAGGGCGAATCTTCCTGATCCTGGATGACCGCCGCTTGGAAGCGCGACTGATGACGGGCTTCGAGCGCATCGAACAGAGTGGCCGCATAGGTTTCGGAGAGCCGCGCCGCGAGGCCTGAAACGAAGGCCGGCAGGAAGCGGCGCACGACATCGGCGGTTTCCGCGCCTCTAAGCCGCACATCCTCGAATTGCGTCACGCGATAGAGTTTGGCCGTGTACGGACCGTTGCCGTCCGGTGCTTCATAGAAGCTGATCTGCGGCACCTCCTGGCGATTGAACCAATAGACGTTGGGCGGCCCCTGTGCGGCCTTGTTCGGATAGCTCGCATAATCACTGCGGCTGATCGGGAAAATGATGCGATCCTGCGTCATGCCGCCAATGGTGCGGGAGAGATAGACATCCAGCGCGAGGATCGTTTCAGGGGGCAGGATGTAGGTCGCCTGCCCTTGTATCAGCGGCAGATCGAAGGGCTCGGCATCGACCTTCCAGAGATGGGGCTGGCTGTTCTCCCATTCGGCGAGCAGCAGGTTCGCGTTCACGCGCGCATCGACCATGTGCTCGGGCGTGAGTGCCGGGCGCTTCACGCCGCAGCGGCCGTAAGCCTGGACCACGGCATCGGCTTCGGACAGCTCGAACGCGGTGGTGCCGCTCGTGGCCATCAGCCGCCGCCTGACTGGATACCGGCCTGGGTTGCGGTGACGGTGACGGTGCCGGTGCCGGCGCTAACGGTGACGCGCCAGCCGAAGACGGGGCCGAGAGTTGGCGTACCCATACAGCCATCGGCATTGGCGGCTTTGGCCGCGATCGCCGTGAATGGCCACCATGTCGTGGTCTTGGTCTGCGCCGGCCACGCGCCGATCACACCGCTAGGGCCGGTGTTGGGATCGTCATAGGTGTATTCGATGGAGTACGTGACGGTGCCAGTGATGACGCAGCCGAACGAGACTGCGAACGGCGCGATGTCACGCGCGAGCGCTTGCAGCGGGGAGCTGCCGATACCGGTTTGAGAAACGATCTGCGGGTTCATGCGCGCTTGGCCACATCAATCGAGGTCCGGGCCCAGGCTGGTGGGCGGCAGTTTGCCCTTGGGAAAGCGTTCGCCACTGGTCCGCGCCCGCGGCTGGCTCGGCGGCAGCGACATCGGCGGCCCTGCCGTTGGCAGGTCTTTGCCGGGAAAGGCGCTACGCCGCTTAGGCGGCCCTCCTCTCGCGAAGCCCGGAGGGCCATCTTCGTCGTGGCCACCTCCAGAGCCACCGGAAACGCTATGGGCTGACGTCATGGGCGAGCTGTCCGCGCCCACCGCCCCGCCGCGCTTGCGGCCGGGACGATCGAGACGTTTGACGGCCGAAGGCCCGCCGAACGGCGTGGACGCGCCAGCGCCACCGACAATGCCGCCGCGCTTCAAGCCTGCGGCCTTGGTGACGTAATTGGACGCGCCACCCATGGCGTTTGCCTTGGGCGGCTTCGCGCCGAAACTGCCTTTGCCCTTCTTCGCGCTACGGGACGCCATGTGTTTCTCCTTAGACTTGCGGGACGCCGAACAAACCATTGGTGAACAAAGCTGACGGATCGGGCGTCCAGAAGAATTGCAGACGCCGAGTGCCATCCGAGGGCGTCTGCACCGCATAGGTGCCGCGCACATCGCCGAGCAACGGAGTCGAGGGATCGGTGGTGACGGCACCGGTAAAGCCCGCAGCCGCGGTTACCAGCAAACCCGCCGCATAGAGTTCGACATAAGGCATCGACTCAGCCCGCAACATCAGACCGAAGACGTCGCCATTGCCGACCTGGACATTGGCGCCCGAAAGCCCGGCCGATGGTGTGATGCTTTGGATGTATTTGAAGGCCTTCTTGCCCGAGGCGATGCCGATGCCAGCACCAGTGATGATCTCGGTCACCGGGAAGCCGTAAAAGTCGAAGCCCTTCACGGTGAAGGTGCCGCCTGAATCGGCACCCGCCGAGGTGATGCGCACATTGCGGCTGATGGCATCTCTTGGGTCGTAGAGCGAGATGGTCGGGAAGCTGGCGGACGCATTGATCGTCGTGGCGAGATTTTCCATGGCGAGCACCGGCGTGGACAGCATACCCGTGACGGCATTTCTCACCGAAGCGCCCGCGATGATCCCATTCCCCGAAACGGTGACCAGGGTCAAGGGCGTGCCCGCGACCGGAACCTGGGAGGCCGCGATGTTATTGGCGAACATGGCGGTCGGGATGGCATCGAGAATAGGAATGCGGGTCGTGCCATACCAAGCATAGGTCGCCGCATTCTCGCCGCTGCCGAAACCGGCATTGAAGCGCGGATCAAGCAGGCCGACGCCGTGACGGAACAGCGATGGCCCAGCCGATGGATTGCTGTCACCGGGCGCATCCGCGCCTGAAACAACCAGCGGGCCGACGTGATGAACTACAGTCATGTCACCCTCTCGGCCTTAAACGGGGAAGCTGCCCCAGACACCGCGCGGATTCGCTTCGCCGAAGAAGTAGCGTTCGCGGGCCTTCACCAGCAGATTGTCAGTGGCAAAATCGACGTCGGTGGACATTTCATAGGGCGCGCGCTGCAGATAGATGAGGCCATCCTTGTAATCGGTGCGGATGAACCACGCCTTGGGATTGGTGAGATAGCGCCAGACATGCAGGCCGCCGGGCAGCGTTCCCTTGATCACGTTGGGATCGTTGTCGCTCGTGCCGGGCCGGAGATCGGCATTCAAGAGGCGCTTGCCGACCCATTCGAGCTGCAGCGGCACGGTCAGCGAATTGCCCATGATCGGCGTGCGCAGGCCCGACTGCGTGCGGAAATTGTTCTTGATCGCGGTGAGGCCGGTGAGCAGCGAGGCCTCGTTCAGATCCACCTGCGTCACCGGCATCTTGCCGAAGCTGCCGCCGTCGATCGGATGATTGGGCGAAAACAGCGCCACGCCGTCGCCGCCCACGGAAGGATCGTAGATGTTGCCGCGGTTGAAGATGTCGGCGCCGTAGATGTCCTTGGTCTGCGAGAAGCTTTCCTGCAGGCCGAGATTCGAGGCCGGGAATTGCGTCTCGTAGAGATTGTCTTCAATGGCGCGCAGCGTGATCGCGTAGCCGAGTGCGATCTCGAAATGCTTGTGATTGAAGACCCAGCGCGCGCCGGACTGGTTGTCCATCGTGGTGGCGCCGCCTTCGGTGCGGAGCGAAGCGACCGGCAGATAGCGGTTTTCGAGCGTGCGCTCGACCGCCATCTTGGAGGTGCCCTGCGCATACATGGGCCCCCACTCGTTCTTCATTCCGGGGTAGCGGCCTTCGATCGCGCGAAGACCCGGCAGCGTCATTTCGTAAATGGATGCAAGTGTGATCGCCATCTGAGTTCCCCTTACGCAAGGCCGGTGAGAGACAGACGGTCGGTGTTGTTCAACCGCACCAGGATCACGTTGAACGGTGAGGTGTCGTCGGTGCCGTCAGTGCCGGGCGTGGCCCATTGCGAAAGCAGGCCCACCATCCGGAACGGGAAGGTGGCGGTGGGCGCCGGCGTGTGGTTGGCCGAAAAGCCCGAGAAGCCGGTGACATCGTTGCCAACGCCCGCGACGAATTGGATGTTGTTGTCCGACGAGGCGAACGCGACCGGTGCAGTGCCATCGGTCTGCACACGGAACACCATGTTGGGATCGTCGTAGATGCGCGCCCGGATCTGCATCCCGGCGGGAGACGGCGCATTGCCGGGCCACCAGGGCGACCAGATCCAGCGGTTGATCGACTGGTTGTAGAATTCGCAATCCCAGAAGATGCCCGCGACCTGAACCGCACCGGCGGCGGCTGCGTTGAGATAGCCGCCGTTCAACACCACGGGCGTGCCGCGGTGGATTTTGGTGTTGTACGTGGAAAGGATCTGGCGCTCTTGCAGCGCGAAATTCGTACCCGGTGCCGCCATCTGCCCGAACGGCAGGAAGCCGGTGGGGTTATTCGGGTTTGCCACGGACAAATCTCCGACTTGGAGACGATCCGTGAGCGGCCCGCTACGAAAGCGTCAGGGAATTGTGATCAGCGAACACCGGCCCGGTGTTCAAGTGCTGCGATAGCGCGTGCGATTTGAGATTTTTGTCAAGCGGCAGAAGCGGCCGGCTTAGCGCCAAGCAGCAGCAAGACGGTCTTCTTCAATTCCGCGATTTCCTTCAGCGCGCGGGCAAGCAGCGCATGCGCGATGTGGGTGAGGTCGGTTTCGTAGATGACTTTGCGCTTTTCGACCGGCTTACCATCCTCGCTTTTCACACCAAGCTCACCCTCATCGACCAACTCCGGGGCCGTGGCGGAGAAAGCCCGCTCGACGCCTTGCGCAGTCGGGCCGTGATTCCAATCGTCGTGAGTTTGGTCCCTGTACTTAAATTTACCCCAAATGACATCGGTAAAAGAGTTTTCCAGCGCGTCGAGTTCAGCCTTGTCATAAGGCGTGATGTAATCCTTCACGCTCTCGTCTGAGATGTTGGCGTTATTCGCAGAGAAATTCGCAAGGCCGCCATCGGAACGGATGACCGCTCTGCTGCTATTCGTATCCTGGCAATAGAGAAAATAATTCGTCGCGTTGTTCGGCACAGCCGCCGAGAAATGGATGCTCTGACCATAAGGATTGGCCGAACTAGCGGTGACAATCAAAGTCTGACTGCCGGGCGTGTTGCTGCAAATCTCGTGGAGTAGGTTATTGGGAAAAGAATAAGCCCCGAAATTGCTGGCCTTGAGATAGCCGTTTGTGTCGAACCGTGCGCGCTCAGTGTTGTTGACAGCAAAAATAATCGGCTTAGCGCCACCTCCTGTACCTATGACAAGATTGGACCCCGAGGTCGTCAATTCGAGAGAATTAGCGATATCTACACCTGCCGTTGAATAATTCGGACCGAAAAAATAAAGCCCGCCAGATGATGTCCCATTGTTCAACAGGAGTTGCATTCTGGCCGCTGAACCGGAATCGGTGTTCACAAGATTAAGCGCGGTTGCTCCGTTCTGATTTCTCCTAACGTCCAGCACCCCGCCGGGGTTAGCTTCCCCAATCCCGACATTGCCGCTGGCGTCGATCCGCATGCGCTCGAAGTCATTGGTGCCAAAATAAATCGGCGCGTTGGCTCTGCCGAAGTATGAAGCGACGCTCCATCGGCCCTAAACAACGGAATACCGGGAGCCGAAAAGCCCGCACCTAAATAACACACGGTCAAAGTGCTCGAACCAGCCCCAACTTGAAATTGGCTATTCGCATTCGGCCCGGTATCGCTGTTTAGTAACCGCGCGTATGTTGTCGAATTCTGATTTCTGGCGACATCGAGAATGCCTGTTGGCACCATGCCGATCCCGACGTTGCCCGCCGCGTCGATCCGCATCACTTCAGCACGATTCTGGCCAAAGATGATCGGGGCAGCGGGAGTCGTGCCTATGTAATAGCTACTGCACGACTGCGCTTCTAGGATGATCTGATTGCTGCCGGTAACGCCGCCAAACGAATTGCCACCTATTGTCGAGCCGTAACAAGTCTGAACCCATTGCGCAGTATCGGACGTCGTTACTGTCTGAATCCATCCACCAGGATTGTTGTTGGTCCATCGTATTGCAGTTGCTGTCGCTTGATTGTTTTGAACATCTAAGGGACAACCAGGAATTCTGCCGATCCCGACATTGCCCGCCGCGTCGATCCGCATGCGTTCGCCGCCCTGCGTGGCGAAAATAATCGGCGAAGCATTGAATGTCGTAAGCCCTAGCCCACCAACATCAGCGGCCCATAATAGAGCGCCTCCCGCGCGTTGCTGCCCGGAAGTTGCAAAGCCAGAACCGTAGTAATGAAACCCTGCGCTCGATGTACCGTTGTATAATTGCCAAGCACCATAGCCAGCCGCGTTCGTATTAGAAATCTGCGCCATCGTGACAGACGGCTGATTTCTACTGATATCAAGAATAACACCTGCATCCGGTGTCTTCCCGATCCCGACATTGCCGCTGGCGTCGATCCGCATGCGCTCGGCCCCGCCAGTGCCAAAACGCATCGGAACAGCCGACGTAGTGAAAATACCAATACCGTTAGGGGCGGTTGTGTAAATGGACATGCTATCCGGCAAGTCCATCCCTGATGCCGTGTAGCCAGTCCCCAACATTTGCAACGCCCCAACATTCGCGCCGTTGCTCGCTTGCAATATGGCGCGAACCGCGTTCCCTGCATTGTCGTTCTGGACCCTGATAATGTTGTAGGTATTCTGATTTTGACCAACATCGAGGTTGATCGTTGCTTGCGGCACCTTCCCAATCCCGACATTGCCCGCCGTATCGATCCGCATGCGCTCGGGATTGGAGCCTGGAGCACTTACGCCGGAATAAAACAAAACCGGCCCGCCAGCGCATTCCAGCCCAAGGGCTTCACCGGCGGCGTGAGACAGTTCAAAGATACGCGACCCTATGGCCCCGTCTAAGTCACGCTTGAAATCAATCTCGCCCGGCGTGCCGGTTGCGCCGATTCCCATCGGGCCAGTCGCAGAAAAAGCGCCCAACGCCGTGAG